CATGATTTTACGTCACATGCGGCAGATGCGTTTCGGTATCTCGCTGTGGGTCTCGAAAATAGAAGTAACTTTACGAAACCTCCGCAGCAAATAGCCCAGATGGAGTATAATCCATTTACATTATAAGGAGAAGAAAATGTCTAAAACTATTATGGCTAGGGCTGGTGAAGCAGCCAAAAATAAATCTAAAGACGACATAAAGAAAAAAACCAGCGGCCCAAGCACAAGTGCTGAAATGGCTATGTCAGATGCGATGTACGGTTTGGCACAGGGTAAGTTATCGTCTAAAGCTGCTAAAGACGTTCTAAGAAAGAACGGGTATACCGCTGACTTGCGAGAAGGCCAAAGCGGAGTAATAGAGATATTCCCACTAGGCGGTGGTAGTGGTTTCAAACTTAGCTTCTAATGCAAAAGTCTATAGATGTAGAAGCTATCAAGTATCTGCTTGATTGGAGTGATTACCACGGCTGGTGGGGCGTTGAAGAAATTGAACGCTGTATTAGACCGCCGATGACACTTGGTCAGTACATGGTTCTAAGAGATAATTCTGACATGCCAATATGTTTTGCAACCTGGGCGTTTCCTAATTATGCCCAAGTTGTAGAGTATACAGACAGCTTATGTTTCCCAGCAGAAGGTTATGATGGTGGCGGCACGGTTCCGTGGATAGTTGACTTTATTGCGATTGGCGGCAAGAGAAACATAGCTATAGGTTTCCGAAACTTAAAAAGTATGTTATCTAATAAAGGGTATAAAAATGCGTACTGGCTGCGCACTGAGACACAAAAACTAGGCTTTCACAAGTGGAATTAGGAGATTATTATGGGTGGTGGTTTTAATCCGTTTAAACCGTTAGAAGAACTTTTTGAAGAAGTCATTGAGAAGCCAGTCAAGAAAATTGGCAAGGAAACTTTTGATATTGTTGCTGGCACTACAGATGAAGAACGCCGCGCTATGCTGTACGGCGAAAAACCGCCTACCCCAGAACCAGAAGTAACTCCAGAGGTAACGCCAGAGGTTGTGCCTGATGATACAATTCTAGCGTCTAAAGAACGCCGAAGGTCTGGAAAAAAACTTGGCGGTGCTGGTACAATCATGGAAGGATATGGCGTAGCTTATGCAAAGCCTAGTTCTAAATCTCCAACAGGAGGTTCTGCATAATGTCATTCCTAAAGCCAAAGGTTTATATGCCACCCACGCCGCCGCCACCTCCCCCACCAGCCCAAGCGGGTGAAGAAGATACACAACGCGCAGCAGCATTGTCTGAAGAAGCGGTTAAGAAAGCCCGTAAAAGAAAAGGTGCTGGGTCTACTATAGTTGCTGGTTCTGGTATGGCTGGCGGTGGTACAACTTCCACAGCTACTGGCGGCACACCTACATTATTGGGGTAATCTATGCAAGATTTTATTAAGTCACTGGTAAAACGGTACGATTCACTAAAGACCCGTAGGGATAATTGGGATACGCATTATCAGGAACTTGCTGATTATATGCTGCCCCGCAAAGCTGATATTGTTCGCAAGCGTTCCAGAGGCGAGAAGCGGATGGAAATGATATTCGATGGCACTGCATTGCAGGCTGTCGATTTATTATCAGCTAGTCTCCACGGCATGCTGACCAGTGGTGCAACTCCCTGGTTCCACCTTGACTTAAAAGATGCAGACATAGGCCGTGACGATGAGGTGCGCGAGTGGTTGCAAGACACCAGCATGCGCATGATGAGGGCATTTAGCCACTCTAACTTTGAAACTGAAATCCATGAGATGTATGTAGACCTGGTTGTATTTGGCACAGGCTGCATGTTTGTCGAGATGGATGACCGTGACTTACGGTTTAGTACCCGCCACATATCTGAGTTCTATGTTCAAGAGAACCAGTTTGGTATTGTAGATACAGTCTTTAGGATGTACAGGCTACCAGCCCGTCAAGCTGTGCAAAGGTTTGGTATTGATAATGTTGGCGACTACATTGCCAAGAAGTTTAAAGAAAAACCAGATGACGAAATAGATTTGTTGCATGCTGTTGTGCCGCGTATTAACCGTGACCCAAACAAGCGTGACAATAAAAACATGCCGTTTGCGTCATTCTACATTGACATGCAAACAAAGATGCTACTTTCCGAAAGTGGCTTCCAAGAGTTCCCGTACATTGTTCCGCGATTTTTGAAGGCAACTGGCGAGACAATGGGGCGTTCCCCAGCGATGACTGCGTTGCCTGACGTTAAGATGTTGAATCTTATGTCTAAGACAATCATCCAAGCTGCTCAGAAACAGATAGACCCTCCCCTTCTTGTTCCTGACGATGGATTCCTCTTGCCCATCAGAACGCAGCCTGGGGGATTGAACTTCTTTAGAAGCGGTACTAGGGAGATGATTACGCCGCTAAACACAGGCGCAAACATTCCTATTGGTCTAAGCATGGAAGAACAACGGCGTACAGCTATTCGTTCAGCGTTCTATGTTGACCAGCTTCTTAGTGGTGGCGCACCAAATATGACAGCTACTGAGGTTGTCCAGCGCCAAGAAGAACGCATGAGGGTGATTGGCCCTGTGCTGGGAAGATTGATGAATGAGATGCTTCGGCCCCTTATTGACCGTGTGTTTGCGCTAATGCTGCGCAGTGACATGCTTCAACAGCCGCCAGAGATGTTGCAAGGGCGTGATGTAGATATTGAATATGTATCACCACTAGCCCGTGCGCAGAAGTCAAGCAGCCTCAACAGCACTATGAAAGCGTTGGAGATACTTATGCCGTTGTCACAATCCATACCAGTAGGCGACCACATTGATGCCGATGGATTGGTTAAACATGTAACTGAGGCATTAGGCGTACCAAAGACTGCGTTGAAGTCAGAACGTGAGGTGCAACAGGTTCGTGAGGAACGCGCCGCACAGCAACAGCAACAAATGGAAATGATGCAAGAGCAACAAGACATACAGAACGCAGGCCAGCTTGCTCAAGCATCTAGGATGGTTAGTAAGTGACACCAGAAATAGAAAAGATAAAATTCCTTTACAGACAGACGTTTACCGCCGATGGCGCAACCAAAGTCTTAGAGGACTTAGAGGCAAGGTGTAACTATCGTGCTTCTAGTTATGTAGCTGGCGATGCCAATGCTACAGCATTTGAGGAAGGGAAACGTGCTGTTATCCTTCATATCCATAACATGATGAAAGAGGAATAAATGTCAGAAGAAACTGTCGAACAGGTAGCCCAGCCAGAAACTGCGACTGTCATGGAGACACCAGCAGAAGTAGCATCAGGTGGGTCTGGTAACGAGTTTTTAGAATTGATACCAGAAGAATTGCGTGGACACCCTAGCATTTCACCTATCAAAGATGTTGGAAACCTAGCCCGTTCCTATGTGAACGCGCAAAAACTAATCGGCGCGGATAAGATACCGATGCCAGTAAACCCTACAGATGAGGACTTAGACAGGATTTACAGCCGATTGGGAACACCAGAAGCAGCTACAGGATATGAACTTCCTGTTGATGGGAACATAATTACAGAAGAAGTTGCATCTAATTACGCAGATATTGCGCATAAGTTGCGTCTTACACCTGACCAAGCCAAGGGTGTGCTTGATTACTACAAAAGCACTGTAGAGCAATCAGGTGCAGCTACGATGGAACAGGTTGAGATTTCCCGTGAAAACACTGAGTCAGTATTAAAGCAAGAGTGGGGCCGTGCTTATGAACAAAAAGTACAAGCTGCTTCTAGCGTTGCACAAGAGTTTGCTGACCCAGAAATGTTTAACCTTACCTTACAGGATGGCTCAAAGTTAGGGGATAACCCTGAGTTTATAAAAGCCTTTGCAAAGATTGCTGATTTCCGTCAAAGCGTTACAAGTGAAGATACTGTTGCAGAAATGTCACAGTCGGGTATAATGACACCAGCTTCTGCCCAGGCAGAGGTTGACGCGATTATGAATGACAGGAGCCATGCTTATTGGGATAGGAAGAATCCTATAGCCCGTGAGCAAGCTGTAAAAAGGGTTTCTGATTTGATGAGCCAGATACATGGATGAGTTAGATTATCGTTCATTAAGGCTTGAAGTTTTAAGGACTGCGTTAGAGTTTGGTACGCAGAGAGACATAGTGAATCCTGACCTCCTCTTTGACAAATATTGGGAGGTGGTCATGCAGGGTAGCGGAGAGTTCCGTCCTAAAGACAATCGGAAAGACGATAGCTTAATGGTAGCTAAAAAACCTAGAAGTGTCCGTAAGGGTAGCGCATCGCAATTACTGTAACTTAAACCTGTGAAAACAATGGAGACATGATATGTCATCACAAATCACCACGGGCTTTGTACAACAATATTCTGCGAACGTGCAGATGCTATCACTGCAGATGGGTTCTCGTCTTCGTGATGCGGTGCGTTTTGAGAA